CAAGGACGCCTTGACCGAATAGAAGGGAAGCTCGATTCTTTGGCTGAAGCAATGGTTGCTTTGGCAAGAGCAGAAGAGAAGATTTTAGGTATGCAGGAAGACAACGAGCGTATGTATGAACGCGTAAACAGATTATCTCAGAAGTTAGATGAGATAGAACATAAGGTAGATGATAACATGCGTGTAGTAAGTATCATCAGTAAGCTATTCTGGATTGTGGCAATCGCTTTTGCCGGATCAGTTGCAGCTCAATTATGGCAAATAGGAGCATAAAAATGAGTGAATGGATAAAAAGCCTGACTGCAGCTTATTCCGAGGTTGTAGAAGGTAAGAAGAAAGGTAAGCCCGAGCTTGATAAGGTCGATGATGATGAGCTGGATGGCGATCATGATGACCGTAAGGATAAGGATATCGACAACGATGGTGATGTTGATAACTCCGACAAATTCCTACACAAGAAGCGCAAGGCTATCAAAAAGTCGAAGGATGATGAAGTTAATGAGGTTTCGAGTAACACATTGAAAAAATATGTCAAGAAGGCACGTGTTTCTCGCGACGAATTGGATTCTAAGTCACAAGCTCAAGTACCAGTTGATTATGGCTATGATAAAGAAAACAAGCCTAAATTCAAGAAGAAATCTCAGAAGCGCGCTGGTGCAATTATAAAGGCACGTGATAAAATTAAAGCTAGAGAGAGATCTGTAAAGGAGGATGAGGTAGAGATGAATCCCAAGAAGAAAGTAAACAAGACGGCTGATGCTACTGTGGTTGAGAATACTCATCCTGTGTATGCTCGCATTATGGAAAAGCGTGGTGAGCACTATAAAAAAGCTACTGCTGTGCAAGCCCATGATGATAACTGGTCTCCAGGTGCCAAGCAGATGGCTAAGGACGAAGGTGAAGTTGTTAACACTGTGCATAAAGGTCATAAAGATGTATCTGATGCCGGCCGTAAAGGTCCAAAGGCTAAGCCGCGTCATGGTGACAACAAAGCTGGTGATAAGTCCATTGTTAACAAAGTAAAAGACACATCTGGTAAGTAAGATCCAGTTACAATAATAATAATAAGGAGAATGCCATGATTTATCCTCCAGGTTGGTGCGCGCATGCTGTACCATCACTTCGTGGGTGGAGACATCCACGCACTGGTGAGTTGTTAAAGAAGCGATCCATTTCACAAGCGGAAATAGATCAATGGAATGCAGAGTTCGGGGACAAGCCTACTACTTTAGATCCTGTGCATGGCACAAAGGATTGTGGCCATTCTCAAGCTTGTGAATGTGAAGCAGTCGACAATATGACCAAACTAGAACTAGAAGCGCTGGGTAGAATTCACGGTGTGGAGCTTGACAGAAGACAGAAAAAATCAAGTCTGCTTGAGACTATTAAAGAGCTTATATTCGACTAGTTAAAAATTGTCTCTAAATAGCTCTAAAGTAGTTTATTAGAGGATAAGAATGATTACATTAACTGAAGAGAACCTTTTTCTGTACGCTGCAAAACACTATCATAATCCAAAATATATAGATGCAGAAGAATTTCAAGAAGACTTAAAAAGGTTCAAATATATCAAAAGACTGTTGAACAGATACGTAGAATGTGGTAAAATAAGCGAAAGGTTAGTGCTTAATCACCTCATTGTTGTTTTCAATGTGTTTGGGATTGATGCTGGTATTAACATACTGAGACTCAAGCTCGATGAACGGCATTGGCCAATGATTAACCCCTTCTTAGTATTCCTGGAGGCGGTAGGAGAACAAGACGAAGCCCACATGGATCCTGTTGTGGTGCAAGCGCTGAGGAAGATATAGATGGGTCTATTAAAACGTGCAGGTGATTTAGTATACACGTTCAGATTCCTCAAGTTGTTAGTAACTAACTTTGAGGATACAGAAGCGTTTAAGCTAGGCCTCATTAACGAAAAAGGTAAGCGTATAAGGAAGGCAGAAACTCCAGAAGAGAAGAATGTCTATACTCCATTCCATCGCCTGGTGTTTAATGTTAAAAAGCTTATCCCTGGCGGTAAGATAGGATCATACGCAAGCGCGCTCTATTTGATAAAGGAGCAGTTTAGTGTTTCTGAGAAGAAACTAACAGAAGCATTGTTAGAGTGTGGAGTTGATACGTCCGAGCTACTTACAGAAGATAGTAAGTGGTTTGTGTTAGAGGATGGGCGATTATCGCCTGGAGACTATAGAGTAACATCTGATAAGGTTCTGAACAAGACTTGTGATGAGATGGTTCGACGTAAAGATTATGTGACAGCTGATGATGATTGTTATCCTGTAGGTGATATATTTGGCATACCTGTATACGAATGTACACACAAGATGACGGGACAATCTGTCTATGTCACGATAGGAGAGTTATTGATATGAAGGACATAAAAGAAGATGCAGCTGCTGTTAATACAGGGTCAATCCCTAACCCAGCTCAAACTGCCCAAGGTCCTAAATTTAAACCACAGACCGTGTATGATAAGCGGAGACGAAAAGACATGCCTCCGGTGCTGCTAAAGCGGTTTAGAAAGTATGTAGAAGATAATGGCTAGATTATATTTATTTTTATTGATCATGGGTATTGTAGGTGGCACAGCTTATGCTGGCTATAGCTACTATACGTGGTCGCAATCCACGATAAAAACACTGCAAGAAAATAATGTTAAGTTGGTTGCTGTTGCAGAGACCCTACAGGATACTGTAGATCAGATGCAGGCAGATTCCGAACGAATTGATAAATTAAACAACGCCTTAACAAAACGATTGCAAGCCGCTGATAGGAACCTGAGAGCCCTACGTGAGAGGTTTGCGAAGATTGATTTAACTATGGAGGCATTGAAAGATGCTAATGGACTTGAAGAAAGGGTTGACCGTGCAGTCGAAAAACTTACTGAAAAAATCGCAAGGGAAACTGCTCCTCGCAGTCGCTCTACCGGTACTTCTAGCGGCGTGCAGTAGCACTCCAGAAGTAGTCGTCGAAACTAAATACATCAAACAACATATACCTCTCCAGGAACAACCTGGAAAAGTTAACTTCCCCCCTGTTGACTGGTACGTTGTAACAGAGGATAATATCGAAGAGTTTTTGGCTCGACTAGAAGACGATACAGGACACAGAGTGTTCTTTGCTATCTCACCTAAGTCGTATGAAAACTTGGCTATCGGTATTGCCGATCTACGTAGATTCATCAAGGAGCAAAAGGGTGTTGTCGTATATTACGAAGAAGCGCTCACCGCTGATGAAGTAGAAGAAGTCAATGAAGCAGAGTAGAAAAAAAATCTAATTAATTTTCTATTATAGTGGTATTTCCGCGATTCGTACGTTGTGGAAATACTATATAATCCTGCTAATCAAAAAACAAATTCACGTGTATTCCGTGGCTACTGGGCCACCGGATGAGTAAACACTGCACCCTAAAAAAGAGGTATAATTATGCTAAAAGTAGTTCCCACCACCCGCGATTCTGATACTAGACATTTGATGTCACAGACAAAGTTTTATGAAAGTTATTCGAGGTGGGACGATGAGAGTATTCGTTATGAGACATGGAATGAGTCAGTAACTCGTGTGATGGATATGCACAGAGAATACTACAAGGACAAGCTATCTCCAGAATTATCTCTTTTAATTGATGAGGCTGAATCCCTCTATAAACTTAAATACGCCCTGGGAGCTCAACGAGCACTACAGTTTGGTGGTGAACAACTACGCAAGCATCAGATGAGAATGTATAACTGTACATCAACCTATGCTGACCGCCCACGTTTCTTTTCAGAGCTGTTCTACGTGCTTCTATGCGGTGCAGGAGCCGGTTTCTCCGTGCAGCAGCACCATGTAGACAAACTTCCCGATGTGGCAGAGCGTAAGAAACAAGCAAAGGGTTGGATAGTAGAAGACTCGATTGAGGGTTGGGCAGACGCCATTGGTGCACTCATGTCCTCTTACTTTGTTGGTGGTGGTCAATTCCCTGAGATGGAAGGTCGTAAGGTATATTTTGATCTACAGAAAGTGCGGCCAAAGGGTGCGAGAATCTCTGGTGGATTTAAAGCTCCAGGGCCCGAGCCATTACGTCGATCACTCGACAAAATCGAACATCTGATTCAATCTCGTGTGTTGAATGGCCATAACAGACTACGTCCAATTGATGTCTACGACATTTCTATGCATACAGCAGATGCTGTGTTAGCTGGTGGTGTTCGTCGTAGCGCTACCATCTGTTTATTCTCAGCTAATGATGCTGAGATGATTAGCGCTAAGACTGGTAACTGGTTTAATGATAACCCACAACGTAGCCGTTCCAACAATAGTGCTGTAATTGTGCGTGATGAGATCACTCGCAATGACTTTAGTAGCATCATGAATTCAATCAAGGAGTTCGGAGAGCCAGGATTCTACTTTGTGGACGATAAAGACTTTACAACTAATCCATGTGTTGAGATTGGTATGTATCCTCAGCTCAAGGGTGTGACAGGTTGGCAGGGGTGCAATCTAACTGAGATTAATGGTGGTAAGTGTACTTCTAAAGAAGAGTTCTTTAAAGCATGTCGTGCCGCTTCTATCCTAGGTACTCTGCAGGCTGGTTATACTAAATTCAACTATCTTAACGAAAATACCAAGAAAATCTTTGAGAAAGAAGCTCTGTTGGGTGTTTCGGTCACTGGGTGGATGAACAATCCAGAAGTGCTGCTAGACGCTGATATTCAGAGAGAGGGTGCTGAGCTCGTTAAGCAAATTAACAAAGAAGTTGCAGAACTCATCGACATTAATCCTGCAGCTCGTACTACTTGTGTCAAGCCATCGGGCAACGCATCTGTATTACTTCAAACAGCTAGTGGTATTCATGCTGAGCATGCTCCACGATACATTCGACACATTCAGCTGAACAAGGATTCAGAAGTGGCTCAGCTAATACATGAATCCAATCCATACATGGTTGAAGAGTCAGTATGGTCTGCTAACAACACTGATTTCTGTGTCGGCTTCCCAATACTATCACCAACAGGTTCTCTTTACCGCGAAGACTTGTATGGCGTTAATCTATTGGAGAAGGTTAAGTTAGTACAGCAGAACTGGGTTGAAGCGGGTACAAACGAAGAATTATGCTCTGACCCGCGCATTCGCCACAACGTGTCAAACACTGTTACGGTGATGCCTCATATGTGGTCACAGGTAGAAGACTATGTGTTTGATAATCGTCACTCTTATGCTGGCATTAGTTTCCTAGCTGGATCTGGCGATAAAGACTTTGCTCAGGCACCTATGTCTGAGGTGTTGACAGAGGATCAGATTATCGAAAAGTATGGAAAGGCTGGTTTGTTTGCTTCTGGTCTAATAGTCGATACACGCAAATCTGGATTTAGAGATTTGTGGGATGCTACCAGTCAAGCTCAGATGCCTGCTGAATTCCGCGGAGAGATTTCTGATTTGAACAAGGAGTGGATCCGTCGATATAATAAGTTTGCTTCAAACTACTTTGGGGGAGATCAAAAGGAGACTGAGTACTGTCTCAAGGATGTTTATCTTCTCCACAAGTGGACAAAAATACAACAAAACCTACAACCAATCGACTTTGTATCTCAACTAGAGACAAAGAAGTTTACCGATGTTGATACAATGGGATCAGCAGCGTGTGTTGGTGGGGCCTGCGAAATAACATTTTAAAAGGAGTTAACATGACCGTGGCTTATTACTGGACAGAGTGTGATGCATGTGGGGTTGAAACAGAAGTGGATGTCTATGATGAAACAGAGATTCCACAATTCTGCCCTATGTGTGGCTTCTCAACCACGTGGGGACCGCTTGAGGGAGAGGACGACTAAATAGCTTCAAGAGAGGAGCTGTTTATGTGGTACTATGAAGATCGGGAGTTCAATGAAACTCCCGAAGAATATCAAGGTTTTGTATACATCATTACAGAGCTTGATACAGGAAAGAAATATATTGGCAAGAAGTTTTTCTGGAAGCCAAAGACATTACCCATCACTAAAACACGGAAGAGAAGGGTTAAAACACGGGTAGAAAGCGATTGGCGTGACTATTACGGATCATCGGCCGCTGTTCAACTACTAATAGAGGAAAAAGGTGTTGACAACTACCGCAGAGATGTGGTATACTTATGTAAGACAAAAGGGGAGTGTTCGTACTACGAAGCTAAGCTCCAATTTGAGCATGATGTGTTGCTACGAGATGATTACTACAATGAATTCATCGGATGTAAGATACATGCAAAACACTTGAGGAAGAATTGAATGATTCTGATTGATTATAATGCTATTGCCATTGGCAATGTTGTGACCCAGAAACTAGATCTTGATGAGAACCTTGTTCGACACATGATCCTTAACAGCCTTAGAATGTATAGACGCAAACATAAGGCGCAGTTCGGCGAGTTGGTGATTTGTACTGATGGCCAGAAGAACTGGCGATATGATGCTTTTCCGAATTATAAATTCAAGCGCAAAGGCGCTCGTAAAGCATCATCCATTGATTGGCAGGAGCTCTTTAGACTCACCAATATGGTGCTAGATGAACTCTCCGAGAATTTTCCATATAAAGTTGTCAAGCATGAAAATGCTGAGGCTGATGATATCATTGCTGCTGTGTGTGAAACGACACAGGAGTTTGGTAATCATGAAGATGTTATTATCATCTCTTCAGACAAGGACTTTGCTCAGCTACAGAAGTGGAGCAATATCAAACAGTGGTCGCCTATGAAGAAAGGCTATATCACATTCAATGAAGGATCATCCCCCACATATACTGGTAGCCCAAAGAAGCAGCTAATGGAGCTTATTCTGCGTGGAGATCAGTCAGATGGTGTACCAAATGTTCTTAGCCCAGACAATTGTTTTGCTGAGGGCATACGACAAACACCACTGAGACAAAAAGCGTTAGATCAACTTATATGTGATCCAGAGTCAATGGGCCCTGAAATCTATCGCAATTTTCTTCGTAATAAAAAATTAATTGATCTCTCGGAAACCCCGGATTCCGTGAAACAAGAAATTATATATAATTATGAACAACAAGATAAGACCAATAATACCACACAGGTGTTTCCTTATCTTGTCGAGAAACGATGTAGAATGTTACTTGAGAGCGTTGAGGACTTTGTATAATGGCTATAACAAATACACTGCTAATACATGAGATAATTAGCAAAGCTGCTGCAGCTAAAACGAGGGCTGAAAAAATTAAAGTGTTTCATGACAATGACACGTGGGCCCTTAAAGATGTACTTCGGGGGGCATATGATCCCTCTGTGGAATGGAACCTTCCAGAAGGATC